CTTGTACCCCATAGTAGACCCACCACCACAAGCAAAACAAGAAAAAACCTTTCCTTTATCTTTTGTAAATGTAGTTTCTTTTAAATTCCACCTATAAGAAAATTTGTGCATTACATCTGTCCTTCTAGCTCTAGGATTCTGCGATGCAATCTTTGTCTGTACTGATCCATAGACTCGCCTGGATAAGGTTGACATCCTACTTCTCTGCCTTTTGCAAGAGTTCCTTCATCTGACCGATGCCATCCAATTACTTCTTTTTTCTTTTCTTTCTGTTCAATAACAATCTCATCAAAATATCGTTCTTGGTTAAGCCAGGTGCTTGCATGGGGTATGAACTCCCAATCAGTACCCTTAGCTGCCCAATACTTACGATGCTCTACTATTGCCTCTAGTGCCTTTTGTTTGTGATCGTCTGGCATTTTTTGCCACGATCTTTGCGCTGTTAGCTTTCCTACTTTTCTTGGGTACTGCGCCCAAAACAGATTGAACTCCATCCCTTTTCCCTTTCATGTTTTCTATTGCCTTCACCAACATACTTTCTAAACCATGCTGCAACAACATTTTATGCCCCTGACTATCAAACACTACTTCTACATTGGCAGAGCCATCTATGTTTTCTCTAATTCGTTTGATCTGTATCAGCATCCATCCACACCTTTATGTTTTGATTAAAGTCTGCTTTCATAAGAACTGGCTTATTTAAGCAATCTAACATTTTATAGAGATTCTGCTTTACTTCTTCTAAGCCCTCTCCCATCACACCGACACCTCTAGCTGTGTACAGATAAGGCTCATGGTTCTTATCGTAAAAGACCTCGCATACCTCAACCCAAGGATTTCCATCGTTCTCATCTGAAAAGTCTACCACTCTATGATTCCAATGCATTATTTACTCGCCAAGATGTAAAGACCCACATTACTAAACGCATATCCTGTATATACAACTGCCATAGGCACATTCCCTTTTACTCCTTGCTCAATCCCAATATAAAGGTATATCAAGCCGGTAACGATGATAAGCCAAGCACTCACTTTTTCTTTCTTAACTCTATGTGCTTTTGTAAAATGTGCCAAAACTTAGATTTAATAATCATTTTTTCCCCCTTGTAACTTTAATAATCTTATACGAGTTCTACAAATAAGTCCTAAGTATTTTCCCTGATAAGTAACTTTAAGACAATACTCCACTAAAGGGTGATAGGCATTTATTCTGCCACCCTGACCCATCTGTTACCAGACTAGTCCTTCCTAAGATAATGTTCTACTCAATTGCAGATTAGCTCACCCATTTATCTACAATTTTGTGCAGTACCCATTTAAGTCTGCGAGGCTTGCCATCGGGTAATGAGCCTATCTTTTCTTCCACGCTGCCGATCTAAGCACTATGTTTCGCCTGGAGTGCGAGCAGAAATAGAAAAACCCCATAAGGTAGCTCTAAGTTGATCCCACTTAGTAAAGCACTCCATTGGCTTTACTAAATGCTCAAAGCTACCCTATAGGGTCTAATGGAGTATTACTAACAGGGATCAATCTGCTAACTAAATTATAAACTAAAACTCAAATTCTTTAAAGTCGTATCTCCCATTGGGTTTCTTAAACCAGCCAATTACAATAATTCTCCACTTAGACCTAATAAGCTCAGGTAGATATTCGCTTTCTTGGATCTTCTTAATTCTGGATGACATATTGCTTTTGGATGTCATTTGTATGCCTAAAGACTCTCCGTTTCCAATAGCCACCATGTCTAGTATGCCAAACATATCTTTTTTTCGTTTTGTAAAAGAGTTGTAAGATTCGACCACTTCGCATTTATATCCCTGAGACTCATATAGAGCCTTTGTACGCTGATTGTAGTTAGGCAAAATCTTCTGCTGTTATCTTGCCATTAGAGGCTTCTATGATGGCTTGGTGGTGTTTCTTGGGGATAGAGTTCCGCATAGACCAGGCGTACACAGTTACATACTTCATCCCAAGGTGATGCGCAATGTCCTTATATGTGCCAAAGACCTCTAATAATTTGTCAAACTGTGGTGTTTTCGCAACAGTATTCATGTTATCTCCTTTTGTAGATCTTTGATTCTACATGAAATACATAGGTTTGTAGATATTAGGGTTTGTCCTAGTATAAATATTCTACAAATCTCTACAAATCATGTATAGTTTCTACATAAGCAATGTTGCTTATTTCTTTGAAAGGGAAAAAAATGAAATCGTTAACAAACCATACATTAGAAGAATTGCACAATTTAAATCGTAATGAGCTTATTGTTTTATTAGTAGATCACGACAAAGATGGTGAATATGCTGATGCTCATAGACAAGCATTAGGTGAAGAACCTTTGAATCACCAAGAAGCATTAGAGTTGTGTGTAAACCAGGCATTTGAATAATAAACATCCCCCTTTGGGGGGAATTTCTTTGAAAGGGAATTATGAAAGATTTTAAAGGTGAATGGAAAGATGTACTTTGGGGTGCTGTGGCAGCTATCCTTATGCTTGCACCAGCGATGGTAGTTTATGTTTGGAAAACAGGGGGTGTATCGTGAAAGATAACTTTATGCCTGACTTTGAGAGCAGACCATGTTTTAGTGAGCAAGAGTATTTATGGGAAAACCACATGAAGAAGGGTGCTGACTGCGATGTGCTTGATGTAGATAACTTTGTAGAGTATCTTGGTAAAGCAGTAGAAAGTAAGAAGGGTGCTGAGAAGTGGGAGTTGTATCGCCAGTACGCAGAGAAAGGTGATTGGCATAACTTTGGTAGGGCTATTTATTTTTTAGTCCACGATCATATTGAAGATGAACTTTTATAAGGGGGATGTATGAGTAAATATTTAGAACTTAGAAATGTAGATGTATCGGATAAGATCGAGAAGAAGAATGGTTTGTCTTATCTGTCTTGGGCATGGGCTGTAGACACATTGCTACAACACGATCCACAAGCTACTTGGAGTTATGGTCAGCCTGTAGTGTTTGGTGAGACTGTAATGGTGTTCTGCACAGTCAATGCCTTTGGTAAGTCGATGACCTCGCAGTTGCCGGTCATGGACTATCGTAACAAGGCAGTACCTAACCCCGATGCGTTTGCCGTTAATACTGCGATGCAAAGATGCCTGGCTAAAGCGATTGCTCTACATGGTCTTGGTTTATCTCTTTATGTCGGTGAGGATTTGTGGGATGATATAGAGGTAGATTCTACAAAGTTTGTAGAAAAGATATTAGGTTCTCAGGACATCCCAGAGCTAAAGGTGAACTTTGCCCAAGCGTTTAAGGAAGTGTCTAAGGACAAAGAGGCGATGAAGAAGGTAAACGATGCCAAAGAAAAGCGGAAGGCAGAACTGAGTGAGACTAGCTGATGAGCAGCCAGACAATGTGTGCTTCGAGTGCGGTAAGGCTTGGGGTACACATCCACTCAAAAGTTCTGAAAACCATAGATCATGGATAGACCTTTGCGATGTATGTTTAAAACTCACAGCCGTAGCAGATGCCTCGGAATATGGATATATGAAGGAAGGATGGGATGGAGAAAAAGTGGTGTAGTTCTTGTCAAGCTGATAGACCAAAAGCTGGTTTTAAGTTGGTAGCAGCAGGAAATCGGGTTCGACCAGTTATGAGATGGAAGTGCGAACATTGTTTAAAACGAGAGTCGGAGAGACGATATGGTAAATAAATTTTTTGAAGATGCTAGGAATGTAGCCAAGGCGATAGACGAGGGTACTTATATCTACACACCTAGTAGCACAGATATTACGATTCGGTGGCGCAAAGTCTATGGTTATGTACCGGCAAGCGAGCAAGCAAAGTACCAAAAGAAATGGTCTGAGTTTCGCGCATTGTCAGCAAGGACTCTAGAGAATGTAGAGATACCAGAGATACCAGGAGTTGTGCAATGGAAAAAGTGGCAAAAGTCCTAGTAGGGATAGGTGTTTACATTTTGTTACCTTTTGCGATAATAAAGGTGTCTTGGGAATTGGCAACTTCTTGGATCGAGGAATTAATAAAATGAGAAACAAACATTGTATGGAGGCTTTCTATAGAACCTTAAAGGAAGTAAATATTCCTTCTGGGCAGTCTATTATCTGTGAGCATTTCTTTGCTTCGGGTTGGGATGCAGCCATTGATGCCTTGTCTCTCGCATACCAAAGGCAGTTTGAAAATGATGGAGTCGATACACAGCTTATTCGCAGAGACCCCCAAGAACCTCTTGCCGATGACGATAAAGAATGATTGGTATCCTGTATGCTTTCATTCCAAATTAGATTATAGAAAATGGCAGTATTACAGGAGGGGATCAGGAGAAAGAGTTACAGTCTGTGATGACTGTAGTGATGAGTACCAAAAGAAAATGAAAGGGGAGAATCGGTGTTTTATAGCAGAGGCTATGCAACGATCAAAATATGTCTGAACCAGTATCTCAAGCAGTAATGACGATAACCGAGGTATCTCCATATCATTTTTCTATTGAGATTGAGGGATCAGATTTATCTTTAGAAGTTTCACAGATTATGGTAAAGTTTCTGAATGACTGCTTACAGCAGATTCATGCGGATCAAAAAATCCATTGAAAGGGATTGTATGGAACAAAGAACAGAAGAATGGTTTGCTGCTAGATTAGGCAAGGTAACAGCTAGTCGGGTCGCAGATGTCTTAGCCAAGATTAAGTCTGGTGAGTCGGCAAGTCGTAAGAACTACAAGATGGAGCTAGTAGTTCAGCGATTGACCAACAAAGTAGGGGAGTCGTTTACCAATGCTGCAATGGAATGGGGTACAGAGCAAGAGCCATTCGCTAGGATGGCATACGAGGCTCATACAGGCACTTTTGTAAAGGAGGAGGGGTTCGTAGACCATCCCACGATAGAAGGCTTTGGATGCTCTCCTGATGGCATTGTAGGGGAAGGTCTTATTGAGATTAAATGTCCGAATACAGCTAACCATATTGAGACAGTCTTGGAGAATAAAGCTCCAAGTAAATACATCCCACAAATGCAATGCCAAATGGCTTGTACAGGCGCGAAATGGTGCGACTTTGTATCATTCGATCCTAGAGTGCCGGAGGACTTGCAGTTGTTAGTAGTACGAGTCGAGAGGGATCAGGAGTATATCGACTCAATGGAAGTAGAAGTAAAGCAGTTTTTAAGCGAGGTCTTAGACCTATTTAATCAATTAAAAGCGAGGCAGAAATGACCTATGAGATGAAAGATGGCAGCTTTAGTCTATTTAAGAACGACAAAAAGCTCACAGAGAAACACCCTGATTTTAAGGGGTCAATTAAGATTAACGGAGTAGAGCATTGGTTTGATGCCTGGACTAAAGAAGGCAAGAATGGGAAGTTTATATCGGGTCGTATTGGTGATCCGAAACATAAAGGTTTTACTCCCAAGGGCGATGATGAGATGCCCAAAGTAAAAGACGATGATTTTGCTTTTTAAGTAATCCCCGATGAGATCGGCATTAGTGGCGCAATGCCACACCCTTTCAAGGAGTGCCACCCCCCTTCCGATCAGGGTGGCTTTATGACCTTCCAAACAGACCTACAGAGGGGTTTGGAGGTAGAGGAAAGGGTCTTAGCTATCATACGCAAGAAATACCCTTGTGCGACCCGAATAAACGCTTTTAAAGGGTATGATATTTGGATACCTGAGATAGATAAAGCAGTCGAGGTTAAATCAGACCAAAAAAGCCAACATACAGGGAATATTGTTGTAGAGATTGAGATGTATGGGAAAGACTCAGGGCTAATGGCTACACAAGCAGATTATTGGGTTTTCTACGATGGGGAGATGTTTGTAATCATGCCGGTCAAGCACATATTTAAGTGCATATTCCTGAGTAAACTACAGTATGTAGAATTTATAGGGGAGGGGGATAGTCAGATCAAAAAGGCTTTCTTAGTAGATAAGAACACCCTATTCAAGTACGGCAAGATATTATGAGAGGTACAAAGCTCTTTCGTCTTTGCGTCTAGTAGTCAGTCCTTTTAGTTCCTTACCACCGGCTTTGTTCCACTTTAAAAACTCCTCTGCAGCACCCTCAAACTCACCTCGGTTGTGTTTCATCCGAAGGGTAGAATTTTGGAGATTACCGAGTCCAACATTGAAGGCGAAAGACACAAGTGCGCCAAACCGACCAGTAGTAAGCCCACTAGGACATAATCGTTGTACTCCGCTTTCAAACCGCGCCAAATC